GCACAATCTTCCAGAACAGCGGTCGCCCCGGATTGGTGCTTGAGGCCCCGGCTGGCGCGTTTGGGACAAACGAGGAGGCACAGGCTTTCCTTGACGCTTTCAATGCAGCTCACACCGGTCTCGACAACCAAGGCAAGACTGGTATGCTGAGGAACGGAATGAAGGCAATCCAGATGTCCTATCCAACCATGGACCAGAGTCATATCGGCATGAGGCAGTTCCAGAGAGAGTCTGCCGCACTTATATTCCTCCTTGAGTCAATCATCGGGGACAGCACCGGAAGCGTCTACAAGAGCATCTCTGAGCGACAGAGCGTTTATCTGACAAACTGCCTCGGTCGCTGGATCAACAAGATCGAGCAGGAGGCTGACAGCAAGCTGATGAGCGCAAGGAACGCGTCAAGCGATTCCTACCGCTACGCCATGGACATTAGTCCACTGTTTGCGAATGACCGAGACGGCCTTGCTCTCTACACAAGCAGTTTGAGGCAACAGGGCATTATCAGTGGAAACGAGGCTCGCCAGTTGCATGGGTTTGACCCTGTTGACGAGCTATCTGACGATTACGGGGTTGCTGAGGCTGGATCGAGCCCAACGGACACCCACGAGGAAAAACAAGCCAACCCGAACGACGGCAAGGCAGACGAAGAAAAACTCAACAACAAGGAATAGAGAGATGGCTATTAAGAACAACGTTGAAGCTGGAACAATGTCACTCAGGGGCGTGATAGGAGACTACTTTGAGGGAGCAATGGCGGAAGACTTCCACGATGCCCTTGCGGAACACAATGGTTCTCCAGTCACAATCATGCTGGACAGCCCGGGGGGCGTTGTTAGCGAGGGGCTCAGTATCTACAACTCGCTGATGAACTACCCGGGCGAAGTCACGATTCACGTTGACACCATGGCTGCAAGCATCGCCAGCGTTATCGCTTGTGCTGCTGACAACCTCATTATGAACAGCAACTCCCAGCTCATGATTCACAACGCTTGGACTATTGCAATGGGGAACGCCTCGGACCTCAAGGGAGTCGTCGAGCAACTGGAGATGCTGGATGGCTTGATTGCCGACATTTATGTGGAAAGAACCGGCGCATCCAAGGCAGAATTGCAGGAAATGATGGATAAAGAGACCTATTTGTCGGCAGAAGATGCCGTTGCGATGGGATTCGCCGACTCTGTTCACAAGTTAGAACGGAAGCGAAGCGATGAAAAAGCAAAGGCTTTTGCCATAGCTCCTTGCGTAATTGCAGCAAAAGCAAAGGCAGCCAGTCTCAAAATGAGACTCTCCATGTAGATGTTTTATGGCCCGAGACTTTTTTAGGCTATAATGTATGAGACAGGGGAGAACAACCCCAAAACAATGATTTTTTTGACACGTTTCGACTAGAGAGACTTATGAAACTCCCCGAAATCCAAGCACGAATGGTTGAAATTGCCGACGAAATGGAAGCAATCAGCGCCATCGCTGCCGACGAATCTCGCGAACTTTCAGATACCGACAATGACCAGATTCTCGCATTGAGCGAAGAATTTGAGACTCTGAAAGCGAGCAAAGAGAAAGCAGAGAAAGTACAGGCAAAAATGGCGGCCATCGTGGAAGCCCGAGCCACATCCGACGAGCCACAGGCTGGCGTTCAGCCCCAAGGCGACCAAACCCCCGCAGAGAAACTAGAAAGCATGACCATTCCAGCAAAAGCCAAGTACAACAAGTCAAAGGTCTTCGCAAGCAACGAAGACGCATACAATGCAGGCATGTACCTCGCTGCACTCGGCGGAGATCGCAAGGCCGCTGAGTTCATGAACGTTCAAAGCGAAGGCACTGACGACAAGGGTGGCTACACCGTGCCAGCGCCTTTGGCTTCAGAGTTGATCGACCTTGTTGAAGAATATGGGGTTGCTCGAAACGCTTGTCGGCGAATTGTCATGGGCTCTCTCACTTGGAGCGTTCCCAAGTTGGTCGGACACTCGACGATTTATTACCCTGCAGAAAACCAGCCAATCACTGAAAGCGACCTTACCTTCGCCCAGTTGACACTGACTGCCAAGAAGATGGCTGGCTTGGTCAAGATGTCAACAGAGGTTTCTGAGGACAGCGTTATCAGCATGACTGACACCATCGTCCGTGACTTGGCTTGGGGCTTCGCTAAAGCAGAAGATGAGAACCTGTTCACAGGCGGCTCGATCTACAACGGCGGAATCGAGGGCGATGCTGGCGTTGCAAGCAACAGCATTGCAAGCGTTGGCGACCTGGCGCTGACTGACCTCACGGCAGTTACCGTGTCGGCTGGACAAGAGAAGGGCTTGACCCAGAAGTGGTACATGAACGCAACTCTGTTCAACGGACAGGTTCGCGACTTGCTGAACGCTGCTGGCGGTAACACAAACAGCAACCTCCAGTCGAACGTTGCTCCTTCGCTGCTCGGCTACCCTGTTGAGTTTGTTTCGGCAATGCCGGGTGCTTCCGCATCGTCTGGCGACTTGGTTGCCGTGTTCGGCGACTTGGGTGTTTCTCACTACTTCGGCGACCGTCGCGCGTTGAACTTCAACGTCCTGAACGAGCTGTTCGCAGTTAACGATCAGGTTGGAATCATCTGCACTCAGCGAATCGACATCAAGTCGGCTAACCCTGAAGTCCTCAGCAAGTTGGTAATCGCCTGATGCGTTTACTTTTCAAACAACCCCGCCTTGGTTTCAAGGCGGGGCAGGTTGGCGAGATCAAGAACACTGGCGTTGCTAAGACTCTTATCTCGTTTGGCGTTGCAGTGGAACACGTAGAGGTTGAAGAAAATGTACTGGTCCCTAAAAAGAGTGGCGGGAAGTCAAGAGCTTCCGGTAAGCGTAAGCGCAGTAAAGGATCATCTGAACATAGCTCAGAATGACCACTCTCAGGACACAAAAATCGAGTCCCTTATCGTCGCCGCGAAAGAGCGAGTCGAGAGGGACATCGACAGGATTACAATAACTTCAACGTTCGTGAACTACGGACCAGATTTTAGCAACCCGCTCAGAATCAACCTAAAGCCAGTAACAAACATCCTCTCTGTCCGTTACTACGACGACAACGGAGTCCTGCAGACGCTCGACCCTTCCTCTTACAGATTCGTTGAATCTTCGCAGGAGTTGGTTCCGGCTATCGGTCAGGAGTTCCCGACTGTCAACGCAAACATGCCGGACAGTGTTCAGATAGAGTTTACTGCAGGATACGGCGCAGATGAGAATTGTATGCCAAGACTCATCCAAGCCGCAATCAAGCTGTGCGTTGGCAAGTGGTTTTACGACCCCGCTCAGGAGTCGTCTGCGCTGCACTCGCAGGAGGCAGCTTATAGACACATCGTTCTTAACTTGACGAGAGACAGCTATCCATGAGAAAGAGAGTTGGATTCCGGCGGCACAGGGCGTCATTCCTTCGCCACAATGGCACTCTTGATAGCCATGGACAGCCCACGTACAACAACCCTAGCGATTGGGTCGTGTTTTTTGAAGACTGGCCTTGCGAGTTCGTCTCAACTGTTGGCGGGGAGATACTCCGCGGCAGGCAGGTTACTGCAAAGTCAACTCACGCAATGTTTGGAAACTACATTGCCGTCGAGGGGATTGATACGAAGATGAAAGTCGAAAAGGACGGGCTTACTTACGGGATCACGAGTTTTTCTGACCCCGAAGGTATCAGGACTGAAATGAGGGTTGAGTTGCGTTTGGAGAAGTAAGTGGGAGTTATTAGCCATGCCGGTGCGTTAGCGCAGCGAGTGATAAATGACAGAAACTTCAGGAACTACAAGCAGAAGCGGGCTGGAGGTGGCTTGGCAAGCATTGGTGTTGACGCGAGGAGCTGGGAAGCTGCTGCCAAAGTCCTTGAGAAGTTTCCGAACGAAATGAAGTACGAGATAGTTCGCAAGGCTGGCCGCGCTGCTGCGATTGTAGTGAGAGAAACAGCCAACACGATGCTTCACATTGATTCAGCGCCACGCGGGCCAGATCAAGGGCAGTACCCCGGCAACTCCAAGGATACACGGACTTTTGAGAAGAAGTCCCTTGAGCAACAGTCTGCTCGCGAGGGAAGGCCCTCCATGACTGACAAGATTGGCATCAAGCCCCAATCCACGCGAAATGGTTATCTGCACATGATTGGCCCAAGGCATCCTTGGGGGTCTCATGCTTGGATTCTTGAGTGGGGTGGAGTCATTCAGCTTTGGGGTTCTGATAGGTACTACCATTTGGTTCCAAGGCCTTTCATGGACCCAGCCGGAAACAACACGAAGCGAGAGCAGTCGAGAGAGTTTATCAAGAAGATGGAATTAGAATGGGACACATGGTAATATGAGCGGAACCGGACCTGTAGCCATGCGTTCGATTCTTCTGGGCAGCCCCGATGTTGTCTCTAAGGTCGGCAATAGAATATACCCTGACTACCTCCAAGAAGATTCACAGCTTCCGGCTTTGCTTCTCTGGACCATCTCAGCCACGCCATTTGACTGTATGGATGGCGGCATGGGCTTCGAGAAGGGGAGAGTCAGGCTTGAGGCTTACGCCGAAACGAGACAAGAGGCAGACCAGCTCTGGCTTGCCGCAAACAAAGCACTTTCAAAAGACCTAAAGCGAGGCGTTCACGCCGGGGTCTTGGTGGACGGAATAACCCAGTCAACTGGCGTTTTCCACATGGCCGACAGGCCGGTTGACGGCTCAGACCGTTGGCGTTATCGCAGTATTCAAACGTTTGAAATTACTTACTACCTCTACGAGAAAGATTAGAAACCATGGCTTATGTAGGCATGACTGGACAGGGGGCGATTGCAACCCTGTCAACGACCGGCGCAGTTGGTTGCATCCGAAGCATCAAGTTGCCAGAGTGGACGCAAGAGAAGATTGACGCTTCCTGCTTGGACACAACTGACTGGATGCGATACATCCCCGGCGACCTCAAAGACCCCGGACAGGTCGAGATGACTGCTGTGTTTGACCCATCCTTGGCGATGCCTGAGCCAAGCGTTCAGGAAACTCTCACCGTCACTTTCCCAATCGGCGACCCTGCCAACGCTACAAACGCTGTCCTCACTGGATCGGGCTTTGTTTCCAGCGTGGGGCTTCCAAGCATGGAAATCAATAACCTGCTTGAGCTGACGCTGACGTTCTGCTTTGACGGCGACGACACCGATCCACCTACCTTCTCCCCAGAGGCGGCGTAATGGATTCGGTCAAGATAGAACGAATCTACGGGAAGCCCGTAATGGGCCGCGGCAAAAAACCTACGCGGGTATCCCGCGTAAGGTTTGGGGCCTTTATGGTTGGCTTAATCCATGATCGTTGTCCAGAAGACGGGAAGGTTACCTTCACGGTAACGAACCTCACTGATGAGGAGAAGGATCACATACTCCGAGAAGTATCCGTTATAATGGGAGTTGAAGCAAGGGGCGTTGTAAGCCCCGGTATCCCAGCAAAAGACGAATCGGAGAAAATGGATTATGGCGACTTCTAATAAAAAAGTATCGCTAACTCGCAAGGCGTTCCTCAAAGACCTTGTTGTCAAGCCAGTGTCAGTGACCATTGACAACAAGGTGGTGTGGATTCGCCCCATGAGCGAAGTGAAGCGTTCAACTCGATCTGTCCAAGCCTTTGACGAAAAGGGTGAGCTTAGGCAGGATTATGTCATGAAGCGGAGAGTTTACGCCATCGTCGATCAAATCTGCGACGAGGAAGGCGAACTTCTTTTTACTGACTCCGACATAGACATGCTGCTAGAGTTGGACAGCGCGAAACTTGACCCTTATTACAGGGCAATCGCAGAAGTCACAGAGGATGACTTGGGAAACGAGTAGATCGGGTCACTCGCATGAAGGCCCACTTCAAGCGAAACCACCGACTTGCTTGGGCTTTCGAGATATGCAGCGGGTTGTCAATAGACGACCCCGTTGCATGGATGGACGCTGTTGACCCGGTTGTTCTGGACAGATGGATTGCTTACAAAATCTTCAAAAGGGAAGTAGAGGGAGGGTCTTCTGATGACTCACCTGAATCGGCTCTTGAAAAACTCAGGAAAATGTAAAT